AGGGAGACATCAAGAATCGTAATGGTAGAATGTATCCTGCTGAAACTCTTGCTAAAGAAGTAGGTAGATACAATGAGTCTTTCATTCAGAAAGGACGTGCTCTTGGAGAACTTGGTCATCCTGATGGTCCTACGATTAATCTTGATCGTGTTTCCCACAAGATTACCTCTCTGAGACAGGAAGGTTCTAACTGGGTAGGTAGAGCACAGATTCTTTCTACTCCCATGGGAACCATTGCTAAGAACCTTCTTGACGAAGGTGTCAAACTCGGTGTTTCTTCCAGAGGCATGGGTTCTCTGAAAGAAGATCGTAATGGTATTAAGGTAGTTGGTGAAGACTTTATGCTTGCCACTGCTGCTGATATCGTTGCAGATCCTTCTGCTCCAGATGCTTTTGTAAATGGCATCATGGAAGGTAAGGATTGGGTTTGGGATGGTGGTATTCTCCGCGAAAAGTATGCTGAGAAGACCTATAAGAAAGTAAATACTCTTGTCGATCAAAGACGACTTGAGGAAAATAAATTGAGTCTGTTTCAAGATTTCTTACAAAATCTCTGAAATAATAAATAAATACAGATTATCACTAGTCTAATAAATCGGAGCAACCGAAAAATGTCCGCTGGTAACGAATTACAAGAAATGGAAAATCCCGTAACAAGGGGTGCGAAAGCCGCAGACCCCATGGATACCTCCAAGAAAGCATCTTATACTGCTGCTCAAGGTACAGTAGAAGATCTTGGTGGTCCTACCCCTGAAAACTATAAGCCCGATGATATGTCGGCTGCACTCAAGGCTCCTTCTCTGGCAACAGTAAAGGATATCGTTAATAAGGGTGCAAAACCTGCTGAAGCAATGCCTAAGGCACCTAAGTATGCTGAAGAAACTGAGGCTGAGGAAGGTCAAGAGGTAGTTGCGGAAACTGAAGAGAAGACAGAAGATGCTATCGTAGAGACTCCTGAAGTTTCTGTTGATCAAGATCTTGCTGCTCTGTTCGGTGGTGAGGAACTCAGTGAAGAGTTCCAAGAAAAGGCAAAGACAATTTTCGAGGCTGCTCTGACAGCCAAGGTTAGTGAAGTCCAAGAAACTCTTGCTGCTGAATACGAAAAGGCTCTCTCTGAGAACCTTGTTTCGGTTAAGGAAGAGTTGGTAGAAAGACTCGATGCATATCTTGAGTATGTCGCTGATGAGTGGCTTACTGAGAATGCCATCGAAGTTGAGCATGGTCTGAAGACCGAAATGACTGATTCGTTCCTTACTGGAATGAAGAGTCTCTTTGAAGATCATTATGTCACTATCCCTGAAGATAAGTACGATGTTCTTGAGAGCATGGTAGATAAACTTGATGAAATGGAGTCTAAACTCAACGAGCAAATTGAGAAGAATGTTGCTCTTACAGGAAGACTTGCTGAGACCACTGCTGAAGGTATCTTCGCAAAGGTAACAGAAGGTCTTGCTGATACACAAAAAGAAAAGCTTGCTTCTTTAGTTGAAGGTGTTGAGTTTGCGGGTGAAGAAGAATACCGTGAAAAGATTGTTACCCTGAGGGAATCATATTTCCCTTCTGAGAAGGGTACTACTGCTGCAACTGAGACACTTTCGGAAGCCGTCTCTGATCCAGAACCAGAAATGGGATCGGGTCACATGGCTGCCTATCTCAGAGCACTTACCATTAAATAATAAATCCTCAAACTTAAACTAAAGGAGAACAATGTTCAATTCAGATAAACTTATGGAGAAGTGGGGTCCTCTGCTGAATGCAGAGTCCTGCGATCCTATCAAAGACTCCCACAGAAAGGCTGTTACTGCCGTTCTGCTTGAGAACCAAGAGCAATTCCTGCGTGAGCAGCATGCTTTTGACAACGGTGGAATGCTGAGCGAATCACCCACCAATGCTGCTAATGCTGCTGGTGCTAGTGGTGGTTTCAGTGGTGGTGCTGATGCATCCGGTCCTGTTGCTGGTTTCGACCCCGTTCTGATCTCCCTGATCAGACGTTCTATGCCTAACCTGGTTGCTTATGACCTGGCTGGTGTTCAACCAATGAACGGTCCTACTGGACTGATCTTCGCAATGCGTTCCCGCTACTCCACTCAGGGTGGCACAGAAGCTCTGTTCGACGAGCCCGATACCGCATTCTCCTCCACAGAGGGTGGTGCTCTTTCTGGCAACTACTCTGGTCAACCCTTCACTGGAGCCGCAGTTGGTTTCGGTACTACAGGTGATCAGCGTGGAACCAACCCTGCTGTACTGTCTGGTGCTGGTACAACCACTGGCATTGGTACTCAGTACAACGTCGGTCAAGGTATGGAGACCGGCACTTCTGAGTCTCTTGGAGAGACCGGTGAGCAGGACTTCGGTGAAATGGCTTTCTCGATCGAGAAAGTTACCGTTACTGCTAAGTCCCGTGCTCTGAAGGCAGAATACTCCCTCGAACTGGCACAAGATCTCAAGGCAATTCATGGTCTGAATGCTGAAGCCGAACTGGCTAACATCCTCAGCACTGAGATCCTTGCTGAAATCAACCGTGAGGTTATCCGTTCGATCTACAAGGTTGCTGAGAACGGTGCTCAGGCAAACGTTGCCACCGCAGGTACATTCGACCTCGACGTTGACTCCAACGGCAGATGGTCGGTTGAGAAGTTCAAAGGACTTCTGTTCCAGATCGAAAGAGATGCCAACCGCATTGCACAAAGAACTCGTAGAGGGAAGGGTAACATCATCCTGACTTCTGCTGATGTTGCTTCTGCTCTGACCATGGCTGGTGTACTGGATTACACCCCTGCTCTGAATGCTAACCTGAACGTCGATGACACCGGCAACACATTTGCTGGCACCATCAACGGTAAGTACAGAGTCTACATCGACCCATTCTCTGCCAACAGTGCTGCTAACCAGTACTACGTTGTCGGTTACAAAGGTTCCAGCCCCTATGATGCTGGTCTGTTCTACTGTCCTTATGTTCCCCTCCAGATGGTTCGTGCCGTTGGAGAGAACACCTTCCAGCCCAAAATTGGCTTTAAGACCCGTTATGGTCTTATCTCCAACCCATTTGCTGAAGGCAATGCCAACAACCAAGGACTTGGACGTGTATATCCTGGTGTTAACCGTTACTACCAGAGAGTACGTGTTCAGAACCTCATGTGATTCTTTTCACAACTTTATCCAAGACTCCCTTCGGGGGGTCTTTTTTTATGTGTTGACATATCCAATATTGTCCTGTATAATTTCAATATTGTTTCTTACATAATAATGACTCTTATGCAGCACTTTAATCTGATCAATCAATCGATTGGTGTAGCAGATTCTTCATTCATGTTTATCCCTGCCAGTGCTACCACGCAGGTTGTGCCCAAATCCAAGGCACGGAACATCCCATGGTATCATCCCGATGTCATCAAGAACGGTGGTTTCTTTTACAAAATCACCAAAGAGCAGTTTGAAGCCAACAAAGGTCGTTTGACCACTCCTCCTCCTGCTAAGGCAGCGCAGCACGGTGTTAGGTATCGTTCGGAAAAACGCACCTATGTTGACGGAACAAACGTTATCTATGGACACTATTACCACTGTGATCGGTTAACATCACTCTGATTGTGGTATAATAGATATCCGTGTGAAGGAAGTGTAGGGGACCGAAAGGTCCCCTTTTTTTATGCCAATAAATAAGGTTGTAAAGTCTAAGTCATCATGTCTGCACCAAGAAGAGACCCGTTTGACAAACAGATTCAAAACAGAAACTATCTTTCTGATGTTGGGTTTAAGTTTAGTTTGGCAAAGGCACCTAAAGTTGATTTCTTTTCAAACACAGCAACCCTTCCTGGATTGACTCTTGGTGTTGTTAATCAACCAAGTTATCTGAAAGAGATTCCATTACCAGGAGACAGACTGGTATATGACGATCTAGAACTTACATTCATTGTTGATGAAGAACTAGAGAACTGGATGGCAATCCACAATTGGATGCGTGGATTGGGTTTTCCAAATAGTATTGGTGACTTTATTAGTGAAGTAACTAATGAAGATGGTTTGGTTGAAAGAGAAAGACAGTATAGTGACGGTACACTAATCGTCCTCAACAATCAATTTAACAGTGTTGCTAGAGTAAAATTTACTGATCTGTTCCCAGTAAGTCTATCTGCACTCAGATTCGATGCAACAAACCAGGACTATCAGACTATTACTGCGACAGCAACTTTCAAATATTTGATTTATAATGTAGAGTTATTGACACGTAACACATGAATCTAGACCTTATTAATGAGATGTGGTCACAAGACTCCATCATTGATCCAGACAACTTGCATGAAGAGTCAATCAAGACTCCCAGATTACACGCCAAATATCACGAACTATATAATACAGTGCTTCTCTTGAAAAAGAAAGAAGAGCACAATCACAAAACCAAATATCTTGAACGAAGAAATTATTACAATGGTAAGGCAGATCCAGAAGTCTATGAAGACGATCCCTTCCCATACAAAGTAAGAGAGAAAGACTCTCTCAATTATCACTTGGATGCTGACCCAGCACTCCAAAAAATTCGATTAAAAATTGATTACCATGATGCCATGCTCACGTATCTTGAGAGCATATTAAAGCAGATAAGCAATCGAACTTATCAAATCAAGAATGCAATTGAGTGGCAGAATTTCCAAAGAGGATTCTGATGATTTCTATATCAAAGAAGAACGAGGTATACCTCAGAATTGAGGCAGAGCCCCATGTCTACATGGAGCTTTCTGATACGTTTACCTTTGATGTGCCTGGTGCAAAATTCATGCCACAGTATCGTAACAAATACTGGGATGGCAAGATCAGATTGTTCAATCAATCTAACGGTGAGATCTATGCTGGTTTGCTTCACAAGGTAGTCAAATTCTGTGAAGAGATGAAGTATGAGTTCTCTTTTAAGAATAACAAATACTATGGTCTACCCTTTGAGAGAAATGAGATGATCTCTCAGGAGGGTGTAAAGGATTATATGAAGTCTATTTCTCGGTATGATCCGAGACCTTATCAAATAGAGGGAGTATATGATGCTCTAAGACACAATAGAAGGTTAATGATATCTCCCACTGCTTCTGGTAAATCTCTGATGATTTACTCAATCGTGAGATATTATACAGATCACAGCAAAAACATCCTGCTAGTAGTTCCAACGACTTCTCTCGTAGAGCAGATGTATAAAGACTTTCAGGATTATGGTTGGGATGTTGAGTCATATTGCCACAAGGTATATGCTGGTAAGGAGAAAGATACTGGTGCTCCAGTAGTAATTACAACCTGGCAATCTATCTATAAGTTACCGAAAAGTTACTTTGAGAGATTTGAAGTTGTTATTGGTGACGAAGCTCATCTGTTCAAGTCTAAGTCCCTTATAAGCATCATGACTAAGTTGTGTGATGCAAAGTATCGATATGGGTTCACAGGCACCTTAGACGGCACACAGACCCATAAATGGGTGTTAGAAGGACTGTTTGGACCTGCACATAAAATTATCGGTACGGATGAACTTATTCAGAAAGGTTATCTTGCTAATTTTAACGCCAAAATTTTGTTATTGAAACACTCTCCTCAAAAGTTTGACACATATGAAGATGAGGTTCAGTATCTAATAACTCATGAAAAGAGAAACAAATTTATTAGAAACCTTGCCTGTGATCAGAAAGGCAACACTCTTGTACTATTTTCTAGAGTAGAAGATCATGGTCAAGTATTATACGATTTAATAAATAGCAATGTAAAAGAAGACAGAAAAGTATTCTTCATCCACGGTGGTGTTGATGTAGAAGAAAGAGAGAGTGCAAGATCAATTACAGAAGCAGAAACCAACGCTATTATCATTGCTTCTTACGGTACTTTTTCAACTGGAATTAATATTAAGAATCTACATAACGTCATCTTTGCCTCACCTTCAAAGTCCAGAGTAAGAAACCTCCAGAGTATTGGTAGAGTTCTTAGAAAGGGTAGTAACAAATTTGCTGCCACACTATTCGATATTGCAGACGATTGCAGTTATAAGACAAGAAGAAATTACACACTCAACCACTTAGTAGAGAGAATCAAAATCTATAATGAAGAAGATTTTAACTATGAAATAGTAAACATTAATTTTAAAGAAAATGCAAGATGACTTTTACTGCGTTCTAAAACTAGTTACTGGAGAAGAAATATTCTCCACTGCCATGTTTGATAAAGATAAAGAAGGCAAACATGTAGTAATCCTAGAAAATCCTGTAATTATGAAAGTAATTAAGAGAGGATTTCATTCTGGTGTAAAGATAGAACCTTGGATGAAAATATCTGATGAGGAGATCTTTACCATCCCAATGGATAAAGTCATCACTATTTCAGAAATTACAAACAAAGATATCATCAAATTCTATAAGAAGTATCTAGATGAAGATCTTCTAGAAGAGGATGAAGATGATGATGGTAGCAAACAGGTAACACCTGATCAGAAGATGGGTTACTTAGGAACTGTACCTGAAGCTAGAATTAAACTAGAAGAAATATATAAGCTAGAGATCTCCGATCAACCCTGACAGAGTTAGTCTACATGTGTTTTCATTACTTGTCAA